GGGCACGGGGCCGTCGAAGATCTCCTCCAGCTTCTTCTTGTCGCCGCAGCTTTCGATGAACGCCTTGTAGGTCTTCCAGGTCTTGTAGAAGTGGTTGAACGAGTAGTAGGCGGTCCCGGAGATGATATTCTGGTTGGAACGCATCACCCGGGCCTCGGCCCGATTGTCCTCGTCGGTCCACTGTCCCAGCTTCTTCAACAGTTGAACCCTGGCCTGATGCCGCACACCGGAGGCCGGATCGGCACTCACCGACGCAAAACCACGGACCACATTCTGGTAAATGTCCTCGGGGACTGACGCAAACTCGTCCACCACAATGTAATTCGCACGCTGACCGCGAATTTTCTCGCCGTTGCCCAACGGGATAGCGATACCAACCGAATCGCCGATGATCATCTCGCAGCGGTCGACATCCCGTCTCGGCCCCTGCTCACGACCCGCCCGCCCCTTGCCGGTACCGCACAGGTCCCTCAGGATTGCCCCGTCCGCCCAGACTTTCTCCATGTACTCGAAGATCACCTTCGACTGCCGGAACGATGCGCCGATGACGGCCACCTTCGATCCCTGCGTGAAGACAAGGCGCAGCATCGAGTACAAAGCCAGGATGAAGGACTTTCCAAGTCCACGCGAGCCAATAAGCATGGGAAACGGTCGCGTCCAAAGCTCCCGCAGAATCACATGCTGGAAGGGCATGATGTCGATGCCCATCAGCAACTTGCAGGTGAACGGGAAATAGTTCGGGTCCCGCATGATCCGGATCAGGTCTTCCGGCTGGATCTCCCGGTGCCCGATACTGCGCAGCGGGTGCGCAGCGTCGACAGGAAGAGAGATCAGGCCCTCCAACTGATCCACCGGGGTAGTGGGGGTGACATGCGCGATGTCACTCTCGGACAGGAGCCAGGCGTGCTCAATCAGCCTCTTGATCCGGTCCTGTTCCTTGGGGTGACTTGGCATCGAGTACTCTCCGGAAGATATGGTGGGCGACATCCATCCCGTGGCGTCCGGCGAGGATGATCTTCACGGGGTAGTTGATTTGGAATTCCATGAGGCGGCGCAGGATGAAGGGGCCGCGGACGCGGACGAAGGGGATCTTCGACTTGGGCAGGCCGGAGCCGTAGGGGAACCGCATGATGTCGTCGAGCGTGAACTCCAGCACGATGAAGGCGAACTCATACTCCCGCATCCGCTCCAGTTCCCGCACGAACCGGTCCTGCGTGATGTTGGCAGCGAACTCGGCGACCGATCCCTTGCGCTCGATCGTGAGGATATTCTCATACCCCCTCATCGTGTAGTCGCCCGTCTTCAGCGTGCCGATGTCCATCCCGGCGCACGACTTGCCAGCCCCGAAGGTCCAGCCGTCCTGCTCCCGCGTGTCCTTGATAACTGTAAAACGCTCGTCTTTTTTCATAGTTCCACCAGCCTTCTATGGGTAATACACCCGTTAGTCGTCGCTCAGAATCGTCTCGGCGTTGAGTACCGGAAGATCCTCTGCCCCATCCTCGAAGGTGTGTGCGGAACCCAGTCGCTTGTTCTCCCTGTCTGCTGCGTTTCGCAGCAGCTCCATGTGCCGTCCAGCGAACTCCCTTTCGTCTTCATTTTGGAGCCGTTTAATCGTTCCCAGGAACGTCTCCCGCGAGGACTCCACGCGTGACACACGCTGATCCCTGGTCGCCTTGAGATCCTTGAGCAGCGCCTGGTGCTTCTCTTCAAGCTTGATGAACTCGGTCGAACGGGCGGCTTCGGCGGACTTGCAGGCCTGGATCTGCGTCTCGATGCCCATGACGTAGTCACGGTCGGACTCGTCCATCATGGCGGGGTCATCGTAGCGGCGCAGGAAGTTGTCGCGCAGCTTGGACAGCCTCGCGATATCCTGGTTGGCGTTCTTCTTCGCCTTGCTGTTGCGGTGCATCATGATTTCCAGCTTGATGACCAGGAAGATCTGGGTTTCCTCGGTCACGAGGACGTCCTCGCGGAACTGGGTCATGTACTGGGCGTACTTCTCCTCGAAGTAGAGCAGCTCGTCCTCGTCGAGTTCATCCTTGAGCTGTCTCCAAGCCATGGTCTGGCGCAGCTTGTGGCGGGCCTCCAGCAGGCTTTGCTGGGTCTCGCCTTCGGGGCGCGTAGGAGCGTCGACAGGTAGAAGGCTATGTTCGGTCAGGTAGGTCAGGACCTGCTTCTCGGAACGGTTCAGGCGTTCGGCGATCTGGACAGGCTTCATCTTGTTCGAGTTGGCGCGGATGAAACCCTTCTCGGCGTTGGATAGCTGGCCTTTCTTGATCACGACAGGATCTCCCGGATACATTTGAGGACCATTTCCCTCTTGGCTTTGGGGACGGATTCACCGCACTTCATACGGAGGTAGGCCGACCGGATCTCGGCGGGGAGGAACATGTCGATCTTGGCAACGATCTCGTCCTTGTTCAGCGACTCGGTGAGGTCCTCGCAAATAGCATCAACATCGTCCCGGTCACCGAGATCGACGGGGCGCATCAAACTCTGCTTCGCAGAATTGCGTTTCTTCCAGGCGATGAATTTGGCGCAGTGGTTACCGTCCTCATGACGGCCACCGGCCGAGCACAGCTGGCACGGCGGGTCGTTCCGGTGGAATCGGTCCCGCTTGAAATTGATCAGCCGGTTTTTGATGTGCGTGTAGAGGAAGTTTGCGAGCGGGCGAGAGCTGTCGTAGCGGACCACGGCTTCCATGGCGAAGATGAAAGCCTCTTGGCGGATGTCGTCGGAGTCGAAATATCCGAAGGAGAAAGATTTGGCTAAGACGTCGCAGGCTTTGTTGACAGCTTCAAGGAACTCTTCTTCGTTAATACCTTCAGGCAGGGCCACGAGGCGACTCCTCGGTGGACTCATCATCTTCCTGCAAGAGCTGGGCGACGACGTGAGAAGGTGGGTCAGGCAACTTCAGTTCAGCCTTGACGGTCTCGGCTAGCTCTTCGCCTGGCCTGCTTTTGACTGTCGACGCTATATCCTGCGGAGCAGGTTCTTTAAAGTGATCGTTGTTCATTGCAAAACTCGTAAAATGTTATGAACAGTTGTCTACAAAGTAGTAACCAATAAGGACATACCCCCATGATCCAATGGACCGAGCGCATGTACCAGTTCCTCCGGAACAACTTTCAGAGGATGGAAGACAAAGATATCGCGGCGTTCTTGACGAAGGTATACGGAGTCAAGTTCAACGTGCGGATGATTGAGCACGCCAGGGCGAGGCTGGGTCTCATCAAGTACCGCTTGCGCGAGGAGCAGGTGAAGCCTGTGCCGAGTGAGATAGTTGAGGCGTGGGAGAAGGCCAAGGAAAAGGGCGACTAGGGTCGCGGGGGTGAGACATTAGGGGTTTGGGGGCTTGTCGCGTATAGACCCCCCGCGCCCCGGCACCCCCCGGATATATCGTGATATCAAAAGATAAAAACCCTATCTCGAGATAGCAAAGTTTTCGGGCAGTTTTGGCCCTGCCGCCTAGGGCGAAAACGCCCCCAAAAAAACGAGACTTTTTTTTCGTTGACATTTCCAAGAGGCTAGCCGATTATGACCTTACCGGCCCCGAGGTGGGCGCCGGAGATTGTAGCCCTTGGAGTTTCGACCGATGCGACAGACCGAGCTTTTTACCAGCTTCCGCACCACTTCCGCCCCCATGCCCCAAATAGCGGCGAGGGTAGCCCAAGGCGAGCTGTTCCCGGAGTTTGCCGGATCCTATGCCCGGAGCATTCCCCGCACCGAGGCCGCAACCATTGCAGCCGCAATCGTGACCGCCGCCCAACTGCCCCCACCAGCTGACCCCACCCCCAAGGTGAGAGCGGAGCGGAGGGGGAAGACAGAGAAGATGGCCCGCAAGGTGGCCCGCATGGCCAAGCAGGCCGCACGCCGGGAGAATCTGCGCCGCAAGGCGATCAACCGGCGAGAAGAGGCGGAGGTGAGGCGAGCGGCTGACCCGTGGGCACACCTGCCCGCCCACCCCATCGACCGGAACAAGGACCCGGAGAGGGTAGCCGTCAACGCCTACCGAGAAGCCTATCGGCTTGCCAAGGAGGCCAGCACCGCCCCCACCCCGGAGCATGCCGCCCGACTGATCGAGCAGGCCCGGGCACACTTTGCCATCGTGGTGGAGGTCACCATACCCGAGACCCGGTTTTCCGCCCGTACTGGTTCACTTGTCCGGCGTGCCTTGGGCATCTCAAATCCTAGCGCCAACTTGCTCAAATATAGCACCGGCAAGACAGCGGCCGAGCATTTTAGCGCACCCCGGGAGGAAAGGGACCTAGGCCGAGGGGTTTACATCGCCGCCCACGCCCGTGGGAATCGTCAGGATGGCGACGCCTACGCCGCAGCGGAGGCCGCATCCGGCCGGGCATGGGTCAAGATGTTGGAGTACATCAACAACGGCGAGGAGCTGCCCCACTGTCGGCAGGTGGTGGAGAATCCGGAATGCCGGGATCGTAACATGGCCGCATTTATGGCCGGACTCGCCGCCCGCATCTACCGGGAGGAAGTGTACGGCCGACACCGTGCAAACTGCCGCCGATACAAGAGCGGCAAACCCGTTGCCTTGGGCGAACACGACCCCGTCGATTACAGGCAGGACATCGGCAAATACACGGCCGAAAGCGACACCCGCCTAAAGCTTGTCCGGGAACTGGCCCACGCCATGAGTCTGGAAGAGATGGAGCCTCAGGCCGACCTTGACCCCCTGCGCCGGGTTTACGGATTCGCTGCCCGGTTTGGCGGTAGCCGCGCAGGCCGACCCCGTAAAGGTGAAACGGTGACCGAGACCCCATTTCACGAGATCATGGGCAGCAGCAGGGCGAACGGCTCCCGCATCACCGATGCCATGTTGTGGCGGATCATGGGCCACATCCGGGCCAACCTTGCCGATGACATGGACTTGGACATTATCGGCGAACGGCTCGAGCTGGTCCGGATCATGTACCGGTTCTGCACCTTGCTGAACCTGACCTACCGCATCAAGAACAGGGCATGACCCCGGAGGGGAAGGGGGGGACCGCCCCCCCGACAACCTAACCACCACCCAGCCCGGGAGGCCGAAAGGCACCCCGGGCTTTTTCGTTGCCCAGGCATCCGCCCGCCCCCACCACCAGGGCGACCCCGCCCCCTGGTATCCGCCCCGGCCCCCAGCATTGGCCCACGGACCCGACCCCGCCCCCAACCGTACCGGGCCAACTGGCCCGGTTGACATAATGTGATAGCAAGTGATCGTGAGACAATTTGCCCCGGACATGCACCTAGGAAAGCAAGAGGAACACGGCCAAGCCAAGCAACCAATTGATAGCAAAAGATATTGAGACAATATTGGCCTGACAGGCACTCTGGACGGAGGGGGAAAGCAAGGTGCCAACCCCCACCACAACCAACCCCCAAGGGGACAGACCGATGTTCAAGACCGAAGAGATCAACGCCACCGCCACCAAGAGCCTCGCCAAGGCTGCGGAGATGATCAAGGCCAACATACAGACCGGGCCATGGGTGTGGCCAGTACGGGCCATGATGGCGATCTATGACCGGCAAACCGTGCTGGAACAGAACGCCGAAACCACCAGTGAGGACAACGGGGTGGGGTTCAACGGTCTGGACGCTGGCATCCTGTCCAGTTTCGCCAAGCAGGTGGCAAGGTGGGATGGCACGCCGGAAAGCCAACGCCGGTTCCCGGTTCCCCTGTCTGAAAAGCAGCTGGCCATCGCCCGCAAGAAGATGGCCAAGTATGCGGGCCAACTGGCCCGGATCGCCCGGGCCAAGGCGGAGGCCAAGGCTGCGGAAGCCCCTCCCAAGATGGTGGAGGCCCTGCCCGCCCCCAAGGCCACGGAGGGCGGCTACGGGAAAGAGCTGGCCGAGCCGACCGACAATGACCGGGCATTGAACTGTGTCACCACCATGGACAAGAAGGGCGGTTTCATGTGGTGCCCGGGGTGCAAGGAGTTCAAGGACCTGTCCGAGAGGTCCAGCATGTTCAACCAGCATGAGAAGGGCAGGGCTTACCTGTGCTACCCATGCCGGGACCAGATCGTCAAGGAGTCTGGTCTGAGCTGACCGGCCCGGTTCGCCCGGGGGATCTGTCCCCCGGGTTTTGTTGTTCACTCAAAGGAGGTTTGTCATGTTTGAGGTCAAGATCGTAGAGGGTTACATGGATCCGGGTTATTGCAACCCCAGGCATTCGGGGACCTTCCGAGGGGTGGGGCGGTCCAGATCCCCCAAGACGGCCATGCGTCTGGCCCGGGAGGCCCTCGCGCTGGACTACCGCAAGGATTTGGACCTAGCTTCGAGCTGTCCGATCTACGATTTCATGGAGATCCGGAAGAATGGCAAAGTGATCTGGCAGAAATACGACTAACCAAAGGGGGGAGGGGCGAAAGCCCCTCCCCCCTTTTTTTATTTATTTTTTTATTTTGAGACAATATTGCTCCAATCTGCACTAAGGGGACCGCCCACTTCCAACCGTCGCCGCCACGCCCTCCGGGCCATCCCTCCGGGCCATCCCTGGAATCCCCACCCATTCCTGAGATTCTGTCTTGTGTTTTGTACCGGGCCATTTGGCCCGGTCGAGATCAAATGATAGCAAGCGATATTGAGACAATTTCGCCCTGACCTGCACCTAGGAACCAATCGCCAAACCACGCCACGCCACGCTAACAATTGATAGCAAACTATGGTGAGACAATATTGCTCTGACAGGCACTCTGATTGAGGGGGGGAAATGGCCCATCTCTCAAATTGGAGATTCTACCGTGCAAACTGAAGAGTTCCGCATTGCTTGCGAGCGCAAGCTTGACGCATGGGTGCCAGCCTGTGGGGGAACCGAAACCCCATTCAAGGCGCGGAGTGGTGCCATCCTGCTGTACTGCTTCAATCCGGCAACCGGGCAACACGCCTACATCGATCAGGGTACCGATTGGGTACTGACCTATGAAGAGGCTGAGGCCCACCTTCAACGGTGAGACAATTTTGACCTGACAGGCACTCTGATTGAGGGGGGCGGCAAGGGGCCAAACCTCTCAACCGAGTTAACGGGAGTTCTTCCATGCGTATCGGTTTCGACCACATTTTTCAGGTCTGGCGTGTGCTGTTCCACGACCAGCTGATTTCTATCGACGGGGTTTTTTCTTGGGACTCCAAGAAACAACTCCATAGGGACCTGGCCCGCAAGGGTCTGGCCCTGAAAGGCAACAAGGTGGTTGTCATCCGTGAGACAATTTCGGGCTGACAGGCACTCTGAGTGAGGGGGGAAAGGCTCCCCCCTCCGATCTTCTCTTGAAAGGAACACGACAATGGCCGAAGTGATTGCGAAGAAGTTTTTCCCCCAAAGCATCATCAACACGGTGAGCGCCAACGGGTTGAACCTGACCAAACCCAAGCGCGGGGTCTGGGTGGAAATCTGGAAAAATGAATCCCGGGGCATCTGCTCTGCGGAAATCTACGACGATGACCAGGATGAGTATGCGGAAATCGGTCTCTGGATCGAAGACGGCGAGCTGGTGGATTATGACGGGGTTTTTGCGATGCCTCGAGAAGTCTGCGCCCTGCTGAAAGAGCAAGGCGTGAAAATGGGTCCCTTCATCGAATGATGAATGAGACAATATCGGTCTGACAGGCACTCTGGGTGAGGGGGCGGTTTGCTCCCTCACCCTTGTTCAAAGGAGATTCGTGCGATGAAACAAGAGAATTTCTACAGGCGTGAATTCTGGTTCGACAACGGCTTCGGCTTGTCGGTTGTCTCACACTCTGACAGCTACGGTGGCTACAAGGGTTTGTTTGAGATTGCCCTGCTTCACCGTTCCGATAGGGATCGGTTGTTTTACGGGCCAAGCTGGGAAGATGTTCGGGGTTACCTTGATTTCGCCGATGTGGCCAAGGTGATCCAAGAGGTGAAGGACTATCCGGAAGACCGACCAGTCGGTGATCTGGGCGGACCTTATGCGTCGGTTTTGGTTAGCTAACAAGGGGGATTTGCAATGAACAAGCTTTTTGTTGATCTGTTCGTCGCCGCCTATATCAAGTGCGGCTTGTGGGCCTGTTGTGATGAGAACGGCGAGCCGCTGGATGGTCTGTACACCACGGACGATCTGAGCAAGGCGGCCAAGCAAAATATCCGAGAGGAATGTCGGTGCTTCATCGACGAAAACGCCGAGCTGCTGGCCGGAACGGACGCGGAGGCTGCTGGGCAGGATTTTTACCTGACCAGGAATCGGCATGGTGCCGGATTCTGGGATGGTGATTGGGGTGAGGCTGGTCAACCGCTGACCGACTCCGCCCATGTGTGGGGGTCGTCTTACTTTTACCCGGATGACAACGGTGAGATTTCGGTGATGTGAGACAATTTGGGCCTGACAGGCACTCTGGCTGAGGGGGGCAAGGCGCCCCCCAAAGCCTACGCCAACGGAGGAAAGCGATGCTGCTACCTGTGATCACTCTGGCGGTTGGTTTGGTTTTGATTGAGGCGGCTGTTCTTTCTATGGGAACCTTGGAGGACTACCAATGAGCAAGGGCTACAACGGCTGGACGAATTACGAAACCTGGTGTGTCAACCTGTGGATGGACAACGAAGAAGGGTCCTACGACTACTGGCGGGAAGTTGCTGAAGATGTCTGGGATGCGGAAGATCCCGACCGGTCCCAGCGCCTGCTGGCCGACCGGATCAGGCAACAAATCGAGGAAGGACAGCCTTTGACCAAGGGGCTGTATGCCGACCTGATCGAGGCGGCGCTGTCCGAAGTAGACTGGGATGAAATCGCCAGCCACTTCATCTATGACCTGAAGGCGGAATCCAAGAAGGAGGAAGTCGAGACCGAGTAAAGTCAGCGCTTGGGGGTGGGCAAGGTGCCCGCCCCCTTTTTTGTGGAGGACGCGATGAAACACGCCAAGCAAGAAGACGGGATTTTCTACGGAACGACCGAACAGGGATACGATCTCTACCTGTGCGAGTCGATGGGTGGGCAGAGTCTGGTGGCCCGGTTCGGGGATCGTCCGGCCGACTACGAAAGCTGCCCGCTGCTGGTGTTCAGGAGCTGGCTCAAACCCGGCGCATCAATCAAGGTGGGGGCCAAGTCGTTCCCCATGATCGAGTGGATGGACCACCCGACCACACCGGACTATGTCCGGGGCTGGAAAAAGATCTTTGAGTTGAAAGGGGGTGCATGATGGGTTGGACGCATTGCCAGAGTTGGAAGAGCAAGGAGCAGGTGGTCGAGATGATCATGGAGGGGCGGAAAGGCCCCTCGGCCATGGCATGGGAGGGGGGAACCTGGGTCCACTGGTCCGTCGCCACGCTACGGGACGGCAATGAAATCATCTGCTGCTACCTGATCGAGCCATCGGCTCAGGGGTGGGGCTACAAGGGTATGGACGAGTGCATGGGACCCTACTATTACAGCTGCCCGCTGGAGTTTCTCGAGCGGACAGACAACAGCCTGTACAAGAACGAGAAATGGCGTCTCGAAGTTCTGAAAAGGAGGACCGCGGCATGAGAATCAAGAGTCTGGGGCGCCCCCACCTGATCTCGGTGGGGGCTTTTGATTACGCATGGGATTTTGAATGGGAGGACGACAACTGGGCAATAGTTCGGGGCTACCGCCACTATTTCAGCGTGAGCGAATCCTTTACGGATTTTGCAGTGGCGAGAGCATCCAAACAGAAATTGTCCAAAGGACTGAATGGGCCTGACCGACAACCGCTGGTGGACCTGTTCAACGGATTGTGGACCAGGCTGGACTGACACAAGGGGGGAGGGGCGAAAGCCCCTCCCCCCTTTTTTTATTTGTATTTGGTTTTGAGACAATTACGCCCCAACCTGCACTAATAGATACGCCCACATTTTCCCGTCGCCGCGGCCCGCCAACCTGGCCCCCCCACCCCATCCCGGCCCACCTGGCCAACCCCATCCCCTCTTTTTTCTTCTTGTTTTTGTACCGGCCCCTTCGGGCCGGTCGGCAATAATGGATAGCAAGCAAGTGAGACAATATCGACCTGACCTGCACTAAGGGATTGTGCACTCCTACCCGCGCACATCAACAACTGCTATCAAATGATAGTGAGACAATTTGCCTCCGACAGGCACTCTCAATGCCGAGGGCAAAACGCCCAAAGCAAACGAGAAGCTTGTGCGATGAGACAATTTGCTCACGACAGGCACTCTGGTTGAGGGGGGCAAAACAACAAATTGCCCGCCTTCAATAAAGGGTGCCCAACACGGTGAGACAATATCGCCGCAACAGGCACTCTCAGTGAGCGGTGGTTTCGCTCAATAACTTGTAGCGAGGATGACATGGCTGTTTCCAAGAAACGCAAGAAAGCGGCTTCTTTCAAGCGGGATCAGGCGATGCGGTTGGCCTATATGGTCTCGCACGCCAAAACCGAATGGGAGGCCATCGAGGCCATCCAGAACACGCTGGACGGTTTACCCGCCGACAGCGGCTGGGTGGATTGGGGTCAGCGTCTGCTGGCCTACCTGAAGGGCGAGGTCAGCACCCCACCCTTGCAGGTGATCAAGGCGGATGGCAACAAAAAGTTGCCCTTCTACGCATGGTCTGTCCTGCCGCTGTTCAGCTGCCCGGGGAAGGGGGCGTGCGCTAAATTCTGCTATTCGCTGAAAGCGTGGCGGTATCCGCAAGCCTATTTTCGTCAGGTCATGAACACGATTCTCTACCGGTTCCGCAAGGATCTGGTGGCGGACCTGTTCCTGTCCCTGCCGGAAGGTGTCACCCTGCGGTTGTTCGTCGATGGGGATTTTGATTCCGCCGAGACGGTGGACTTCTGGTTCAAGCTGCTGCGCCTGCGGCCCGATATTGTGTCCTACGGCTACAGCAAGAGCTGGGATGAGTTGTACGATTACGCCGGTTTGTGGCCGGACAACTATGTCCTGAACCTGTCCAGCGGTGGGCGGGTTCGCAAGGTCACCCTCGAGATGATGCAGCAACTGCTGATCACCCGGGGCCGGTTTGTGGCGGTGCCCGTTGATGCCAAGTTCATCAAGATGGGCAACAAGCGGTTCAAATCCGCTGAATACCACGCCGCGGTGCGGGAATCCGCCCGCCGTCTGGGCCTTGGCAAGGCCATGAGCTGCCCCGGCAAGTGCGGCAGCTGCATCAAGCGTCCGAGCGGCAACGAGCACGCCTGCGGGTCTCGTCGCCTGATCGGTTTAACCATCGCCATCGGCATCCACTGAGACAATATCGTCTCGACAGGCACTCTGGTTGAGGGGGGTTTTCGCCCCCCTCTTTGAAAGGAACAAGCAAATGAAGAAGATCACTCTGACAAGTCATCCGCTGGTTCACACGCCGGGTATGCTACGGTATGCCGAGGCTGGCTACCAAACCAGCAAGGGACGGGGGCGGACCCCATTCATTAACATCTTCACCGAAGGCTACGGTCTGGACCGCAAGCTGACGGTGGCGTTGCTGTCCGGGAAGATCCCCTACCGGGTGGAAGGGGACACGGTGGTTCTGGAAGTCAAGGAGGGTCAGGTATGAAACACACGGTGTGGGCAAGGCTTGGAATCAGTATCGAGTTGGACAAGCCGCTTGAGGCATTCGCCAACGAGGATGAGCTGGTCGAGGCGGCAATCAAGTCAATTCAGGCAAAGCGGTTCGAGGTGGAGGGGGATGCTTATATCCCCGGCCCCTGTCTGGATGACCACGATGAAGATTTGCAGTTCGACTACCGTGACGATCTGGAACTGGGCAGTTTTTACCAAAACGAGCAGGGGGAAATCCTATGAGCTACATGCGTGAAGCGTTCGAGCAAGTGGTCCAGGACCGCAAGGCGGTGGTCCGGGAAAGCTGGTATGTCATCCTCTGGGAGGACACCCAGTACTACGGTGGCCCCGAGGAGGGGGGCTGGTACGGCTGGGATCACGAGCCGGTGGAGTACGCCGTCTACCCCAACGAGGAGACGGCCCATGCGGTGGCCGAGAAGGTGCGGGAACGGGCCGATGAGCTGACCCGCCTTTCCCGTCGCCGCCACGGGGAGCGGTGTCTGGCCGAGCTGGAATGGTTGGATGCCCGCGGTCTGGATGCGGATTACCTGCCCGAGCCTGACCAAACCAGCTACAGCGTGACCGTGGGGAATATGATGCCGGAAGCTGTCTACGGTGGACGACACTACGATTGAGACAATATTGTCCGGACAGGCACTCTGATCGAGGGGGGTGGCAAGGTGCTGCCCCCCTGTTTTTGGAACAGAAAGGATGAACACAATGGACGAACTCATCAACGCTCTGAAGGCTCTGGTCAAGGAAACCATCGAGGAAGGGATCAGCGAGGCCGACATCTCCCAGAAGGTGGAAGAGGCGGCGGAGGAGCTGGACTTTGAATCGCTGGTCACGGACCATGTGGATCTGGGGGACTTGGTCAAGGAACATGTGGACTTCGAGGATCTGGCCAACGATGCCATCGCCTGTTCGGTGGAGGAGGTCGTCGAGCGACAGGTCCGGAAGCTGGACTGGGGCACGATCATCGGCAGGGAGGTCAACCTGACCGAGACCATCACGGAGAATGTAGACCTGACCGAGATCGCCAACCAGAAGATGAGCGAGATGCTGGCGAAACGCTGGGAGAACAGTCAGAAAATCCTCGACACCTACATCGAGGATCGGCTGGACATCGAGCTGCGCAGCAAGGTCGAGGTGGTGGTCGAGGAGAAGCTGACCGGTTCCTTCCATGACATCGACCGGGAACTGCGCGATCAGGTCAACCGGGCGGTGGGGCCGCTGATCGACGAGATCAACGCCCTCAAGGCCCAGCTGGCAAAACCTTGGTGGAGGAAGATCTTCGGATAGTCTTCGGTAAGCAGGGGGTGGGTATGGTGCCCGCCCCCTTTTCGTCAACGAAAGGAAGTGCCATGAGCTTTTACGCAACGATGGTCGGCGAGATTTTTTACCCGAACCAAGAGGATTTCAACGCTGTCCTGTCCGTTCTGGAGGAGGGGGGCTGGGTCGAGGAGGATTTTTTCCTGGACGGGGGCGGGGACCGGATCAGCAAGACGCCCGACATCGACCGGGAGCAACAGGTGATCTCGATCCCCCATGCCTGCCACCGCAACCTGTCCGAGGTAGAGTTCTTCCCGCCGGGGGCGAAGGGCCGGATCGTCGCGACATCGACCGATGGGTGCTTCGAGGGGTGGGAGATCGAGGACGGGGAGAGAGCCAGCTACGATCTCGACGAGTGGGCGGCTGAGAATATCGGGGAGAAGTGTCCGGACTGCGATACGGACTTCGACGGGTTCTGTGACTGGAGAAGCATGGTCGAGGATGAGTTCCACAACTGCCACAACTAGGAGGACAATCATGAAAGACAGACATCCCGAGGCGATCCAATTCGCCAGACTGAGCATCGGTAGCCGGTTCCGGTTCGAGAGCGAATGGTCTTTCCCGGGTCTGAAGACCGGGGTGGCCGTCAAGACGGGTGCCCGAGGGTACCGGTACGATGACGGCATGGTGTGTGTGGTGGGGAGCCAGAAGGTTCTGGTCGTCGAGGAAAAGGAGGCCGCGCAATGATGATTCCCGTGACAGGTTCGGAAGAGTTCAGCCATATCCAGATCAAGGTCACCTACTCCAAGGGGGGCCTGAACTACTGGAACTACAAGGAGGAACCGCGGGCGATCTGGCTCAGCGTCACGCCTGTCAAGCTGAACAAGCATGACGGGTACGAGACCATCAGCCAGATTGCCGGGACGGGGCTGCGCCATCTGGTCGAGGAGGTGAGCCGCAAATCGATGTCCAAGATCCAGAAGCTGGAGAAGCAGGTCGAGAAGGAGGTGCTCTACCGTTCTGGAATCACCTGGGATATAGTGAAGAAGGTCGCCGAGCAGAAGCGGCTGACCGTCTGAGCAACCGAAGCGGGGGTGAGCTACAACACCCCCGCCTAGGGCGGGATTAACCAACCCGCATGGCCGGGGGGCGAAAGCCCCCTGGCTTTTTTTATTTGTTTTTTTGTCCAGGAAAACCCGCTGCACTTATTGAATGTCTTGGTTTTGTCCCAGCCCGATAGGGCTGGTCGGCTTATTTGGCTGAGCAAGCATGAGACAATTACCCGGGAACCTGCACTCATAGACCACGCGCCTACAGCAAGCAGGCCGCGGTGGGTGGTTGAGACAATATCGCCCTGACAGGCACTCTCAGTGCGGAAGGAAAAACGCAAACGAAAGGAGCGAACGATGAAGAAGTTCAAAGCGACAGTGATTCGCACCGTGATCGAGAGCATCGAGTTTGAGATCGAGGCCAACACGCAGGAGGAGGCGGAGGAGCAAGCCTACAACGAGGCTGTCGATGCCAGCGCGGAAAGGTGGGACGGGGAAACCACCGGGATGGAAGTCGATCTGGAGGAGATTTGAGACAATATTGCCCCGACAGGCACTCTCAGTGAAAGGAGAAAACGATGAAAGTACGCTACGACTTCGACCGGGACCACCAACCCGGCGAGTACATCGGGTTCGAGATCCGGGTCTGTTTCAATGACGGGGATGACTGCATCTCCAACATCGAGGACGAAGACCACTTCGAGTTCCACAAGGAGGAGGGGACGCATCTGTTCTGGGGCGTGTACGGGGTCAACCCGGACGGGATGTCCGAGAGTCTGGGAGACTTCTCCAGCGAGGAGGCGGCTCTGGAAACCGTCAGGAAACTGGGGGGCAGACTATGTTCGTCGTGGTGATGGAGATCGGTGGGGGCTTCTTCAACACTTGGTCGGAGAATGATGACAGTCCGGTGGTCTTCGAGACCTTCGAGGACGCGGTCATGGAGCTGGCCGAGTTCTACACGGACTACCGGAAAGAGATCGGTGAGGAACCGGACAGTTTCCGGATCGTCGAGGTGACGGATCGATACCAACACTGGCATGAGGGGGGCGAAGCCTATGCAGCTTGATCGCAAGGGTGGCGAGGGGGTCCTGTTCCTGACCGACGAGGACCTCGAGCTGGTCGGGATCGACCCGACCAAGGTCGGGGACGGCGAGTGGCGGGACATTCTGGATTACCTGAAGGACTACTACAACGACAATTTCTCAATGGTTCTGGCGGAGGCGGCCGAGTATGTCTTGGCCCACGCCAACAAGAAGGAGGTGGTTGATGATCAAGGTGTGTGATGCCCAGACGATTGCGGCGATTGCCAGCGAGTTCATGACGGACGCACGGTACGGGGACTGGTACAAGCGGGAGTGTGATTCCCGGTCAGGCACCCCGGGCATCTGGTCCGACATCGGGTCGGTGGGGGTCAAGATCATCGAGGCCGAGAAGGCGTTGAAGCTTGACTGGCATCAGTACGAGTTCATGGAGGCGATCTTCGCCATCGTGGACCATATGTACGAGGAGGGTCTGGAGCAGGACTGGACCGCGGTTCTGGAGAGAATCCTGAAGGAACAGCAAGGAGACTGAGCATGGAATGGGATGTGTGGGTCAAGCAATACCAGGGTGAACTGCTGTCACGGACGGGGCTGTCCCTCGAGGACGGGCCGACGGAGTCCACCCTGCGGAGCTTTTTCGACAACGAGGAAACGCCCAGCGAGGCGGTCTCATGGGTGATCGACAAACACGATCTGGATGACCTGCGGGTCGAGGCTTACGAGCGGGACACCTACAACCGGTTCCGCGAGGAGGCACTCGCCCGGTTCGGGTATGCGCCACCAGCGAGGAGGTTCTAATGGCGGAGTACTGGTGCGGGGTCTGTCTGGAGCAGATCGACCCCGCCGAGGGGGACATTCACAGTCTGCCCAATGGTGAGGACTGTCATGCGGAGTGCTGCCCGGAGTGTGAGACAATTTGCCGGTGACAGGCACTCTGGGTGGGAAGAGGAAACCAAACAGAAAGCGAGGAACGATGAGCGAGAATAGCGTGATCGTGGAGACGGAAGTGGAAAACCGCGATGGCAAGAAGCGGTGGTGCGCGGTTGAGGTGCGCTACCGGGGACTGAAGGAGCGGATCGAGTTCGCCATGCCAGCGATCATCAGCCTGCCGCTGGGGCCGGAACGCAACGACCTGGAGTTGCTGCTGTGCGCCCTGCTGGCGGGCAAGGGGGAATTCTTCACCCAAGTGACCCGAGCGGTGGTGCTGGACGAGAAGCGGCAGCTTAAGAAAAAGAAAGGCAAGTGAACGCAACATAACGCAGATTATCGGACACTGTTTGAGAAAGGAGCGACGATGTACCAAGAAGAGTGGGGACAGAGGGCAACCCCGATGGATGCCTGCCGAGAATACGCGCTGAACGCGGGGAGGGAGCGGACGGAATCGGCCTGGATCTTGACGGACTTCGATGCGTGGATGCCGAATCCCTTCTATCAGGGTCCGCCGGTGCCGCACCCGGAAGATTGGTATGACGACGATGTGGGGGGTGAGCAACCGCCACCGCGGCCAGTCGTCGAGAAGCAGGCGCCGCCGGTCGATGAAGACATCCCGTTCTAAGATAAGGCTGGGGGGCGAAAGCCCCCCGGCCTTTTTTTATTTATTTACCTGGAGGACCCCCATGCACTTATCTGTCGCCGCAAATGTACCGGCCCGACAGGGCCGGTTGGGCTGGGGGCTGAGACAATATCGTCCCGAGCTGCACTGAGGGGGTACCCGGTGGAAATCCGCGGACCCGCGGTGAGATAATTTCCCTGCGACAGGCACTCTCAGTGCGGGGGGCTTTTCAATGAACCACGCGGGGTGCCTGAGACAATATCGCTCCGACAGGCACTCCAGACTGAAGGGAGGTGCGTGTGAAAAAACGCATTACGGTGACTTTGGAAATTGACTTCAGCCTTCTGCGTGTGGCGAAGGCGGACATTGTGGAGCGGATCGGAAGCGAGGAGGGGGGCACCTCACTCGCCTACTTGGCCAGCCTCTTGTGCGACATACAGGATCAGGCAGCCAAGCGGGTGGGGGATGTCGCCGTCTTCGGGACGATGTTCGACCCGTGAGACAATATTGCTGCGACAGGCACTCTCATCGAGGAGGGAAAACGATGCGCGGATGGAAAGAATGGTACGACGATGACGAGGAGGAGGTGTGGCGGGTGCTGGCTGGCCTGTCGCCGGAAGAGGAGGAGGTGGTCAGGGAATTCAACTGCGGTGCGCCCCTGCCGGACGACGACAAGCAAGAGCGCAAGGGGTGGGCCAAGGACGAGCTACCTTTCTAAATCTTAAGGAAGTGTCTTTTTTCACCTATGTGGATACAAAGGAGATTGATATGCCGATCTATCTGATCAAGCAACGGGTTGATGATAGCGATATTATGGTGACAAGTGAGTCAGTTGGCTACTTCGAGGGGGAACCCCAGGACGCGGACGCGGTGGTCAACGCCCTGAACGAGCGGGATCCGGAGGTGGGAAAGACCGAACTTTTCGGGTATAGACGGAACTGCTACTTCCGTGTAGAACTCGACAAAGTGACCTTGACAAAGGTAAATGAGTGGTTCCCACAATAAGCGACTTGACGCATCTCTAGTCGCAGATTGAACTTATATCGATATATCAACAATATAAACACTGATAAAAGGTAGTATCAGTTGTTTTTGAGGGTCTGCGCTTGTTTTGTGAAAATCCGAGGTTCAGAGAAAAGGAGGCTTTTATGCTCAAGGACCAAACAGTCAAGGAACTCCGCAATAGTGGCTACAGCGTTGTGATCTTCTCCCCTGAGGAACTCAAAGGTATTAACCTCTACTACTTTGAGGATGAATTGGTTGGTAGTGGGTGGGAGATTATTGACGGCATGAGGCAGGAGCAGGGCAAGAAGGAATAGGGGTGGGGAATAGCCCACCGGGCAAGCAAAGGAGACACAGAGATGGCAAAGTTCAAGTATTCGGTTACCCAGCAGATCATGGCATCCATCGAGGTGGAGGTCGAAGCCGACAACGAACAGGAGGCTCGCGAGCTGGGCAGGGATCTGGCGTTTTCCATCCCCTTGTCGGACGGGTGGGAGACCGACGATGAAATCGTGGACGAGGAAGTCGAGAAGGAGGACTAGACATGACGGTCGATGAGCTGGTCAGGGATCTGTGCGCGGCCATCCTGGAAGGCGACGACAGGGAAACGCTGGAGGGCAAGGCTGCGTTCTTGCAGGCGGTGATCGATGAGGACTGGGGTTCCATAGACTCTTATTCCCCTGTCTACGAGGAGGGCAGATACCTGGCGGGGATAACCAAAAGAATCCATGCCAGATGAGATATTTTCGCTGGTTCAGGCACTCTGATCAGAAAGGAGATTTGAGATGAATCGCGACATGATCGAGCAAAAGGTGGGCAAGACTTGGGACACCAACGAGCTTCAAAAGGTCTTCGAGGTTCTTGGTTTCAGTATGGGTTGCTGCGTGGTCCGCAACAGAGAAACGGGCAAGCGCGGCAGTCTTGAGTTCGACCGATTTGACCTGGAGGGGGCCGGGGCAACCCGCCTCTATCACAGTTTCGTAGAAGGTTAATTTACAGAAAGGATAGAAAATGGACGAGCTGATAGACGAAGTCTTTAGGGTGAAGCGAATCTACAAACTGAGCAACGAAGACATGATTCGGTACCTTGCCGAGTTCATTGTTGACGCAGGTTTGGAGATCGAATGCCAGGGTTATTTGGGCGGGATCGAACCACAAGAGTGGTGAGACAATATTCGCCTAAACGACACTCTAAGTGCGGCGAAAACCAGATTATAAACCGGGGTTAATGGGGGGTCTGGTTTAAGCCGCATATATAAGCTGTGCAGTCTTAATCAAGGAGATCATATG